AAGCTGGTGGCCCTCAGTACTATTCTGGTCAGACTTATGTAAGCCCCTCAGAAACCACTCAGACTGGAATACAGGCTTTAGAGGCTCGTGCTTCTCAGGGTAATCCCTTGCTTTCGTCTGCACAAGGACAATTGCAAAACACTATCTCTGGTGGTTACTTGCAAGGCAATCCATTCTTTCAGGGTGCGTTTCAACCTGCAGCGCAAGCGGCTCAGTCTAGGTTTGAGCAGACATTAGGCGATGTAGGTTCTGCTGCATCTCGTGCTGGTCGCTATGGCGGTGGTGCTATGCAGACATTGCAAGATCGTGCTAGTGGTCAGTTTGCTAAGAGTTTGGCTGATACTGCTGGAAGTTTGGCTTATCAGAATTACGAAGCAGAGCGTGGTCGCCAACAAGCCGCTACGATGGCTGCACCTGAGATGGCTCAAGCTGACTACCAAGACATTCAGAATATGCTCAAAGCAGGTCAGATGCGTGAAGGCTACACAGGCCAACAACAGCAAGCCGATATTGCTAGATTCAACTACGAACAAACTCAGCCACAACAGAACCTGACAAACTTCTTGTCTAGTGTTTATGGAAACCCATTAGGTCGTCAAAACTCAATGACCAGTTTCCAAGAGCCATCTAATTTCCAAAACCTATTAGGAACTGCTGCCATGTTGGGTGGTATTGAAAAGAATACTGGATGGTTGAGCAAAGGTTGGAACTTGTTAAAAGGCCCATAAGGAAAAAATCATGGCAGGACTATTAGATATTTTCGGCACTAGCGGTCAGGACACAATGGGTCTTTTGGGTATGTCTCCAGAAGACATAAAGCGTAGCCGTGACGATGCTCAAGCCCAAGCCCTTTACGCATTAGCAGGTCGTCTGTTCCAAGGTGGCAGAGGTGGTGCTTCTATCGTTGAGGGACTTCAACAAGGTCAACAAGCCTACAGAACTGCCATGCAAGGTGGTCTGCAACAACAACTGCAAAATGCACAGATTCAAGAATTAAATCGCAAGCGTCAGCAAGAGCAACAAGCATTGATGCGCCAGCAAGGTGTTGAGAGTTTGATTTCTCAAGCATATCGACCTGAGACTTTTGCTGATACTCCATTGACTAATATGATGGGTCAAGAGATTGCAGGGCCAAATATGCCACAAGCGGCAGGTGGTGGATTGGAGGCTCTTGCTCCTAGATTGATGGCAACACCAGAAGGTCGTAAGTCACTTACTGAATTGTTGGCTGCACAAGAGGCTATGAGTGGCAAGACTACTACATTGGCTGAAGGTGCAAATCTTATTCGTATTAATCCAATTACTAATAAAGTTGAAACTGTTGCTCAAGGCGCACCAAAGCGTGAGCCAGTACCTACCTCAGTTGCTGAATATAACTTAGCAAAAAGCCAAGGATTTCAAGGAACTTTTCAAGATTTTCAAAAATCTAACAAAGGATTTACTTATCAAGACATTGGCAATGCTGTTATTCAATTTGATGCAAATGGAAAAGAAGTCTCTCGTATTCCTAAAGGTCGTGCGCCTGAAGGCCCAGTAAACTTCCAAACTGTAGAAACAGATCAAGGATTGATGGCATTTAATCCAAGAACTTTGCAGATGACTCCAGTAATGGGTGCTGATGGCAAGCCAATTACTAAAGTTGAAAAACCAACAGAAGGTCAAATTAATGCAGCAGGTTTCGCATCACGAATGGTTGCTGCTCAAGCAATAACATCAAAACTTCCAACTGGCGCACAACCTAAAACTGGCGAAGCAGTATTAAGTGTAATTCCTTTAATTGGAAAAGCAATTCCAGAGATTATTCCTGAAGGCATTGGTGGTTTGTCATCAGAACGAAGACAATATTTGCAAGCAGCAAATAACTTCATTCGAGCCAACTTGCGTAAAGAATCTGGTGCGGCTATTGGTGTTGATGAGTGGCTTGCTGAGTTTGTTAACTATTTCCCACAGTACACAGATGACCCACAAACAGTCAAGAATAAAGAAATTTTCCGTAATATTCTGACTCAAAACATGGTTGCTGCTGGTGGTAAATCATATAAAGCACCAAGCATGGAAGTGCCTGAATCAATGACAGATACTTATGGGCTTAACCCTAGACTGCGTAATTCTTTGCGTGGAGGTCAATAATGGCTTACGAAAATGTTGAGCGTATTCGTGAAAATCTTATCAAGATGATTGATAAGAACGCACCTGTTGACCATATTGACAAATATCTAAAAGAGGAAGGATTCACACAAGAATCTTTTGCTAAAGCCTTAGACCTTGTTAAAAAGTCTGGTGGTAAGACTGCTGAATATGGTGTAGGTCGTTCATTGGCTCAAGGCGCAACATTTGGCTTTGCTGATGAACTTGAAGCACTAACAAAGTCACTTGCAGGTCAAGGTACTTACGAGCAAAACTTAGCCGCACTTGAACTTGCTAAACAAAAGTTTGGTCAGCAAAATCCTAAGACTGCATTAGGAACAGAGATTGCTGGTGGTTTGCCTTATGCTTTATTACCATTTTTAGGAACTGCTCGTTATGCACAAATGGCTAGAGGAGCGTCACCATTGGCTCGTGCAGGTGTTACCGCAGGCGCGTCTGCTGTCACAGGTGCTCTTACTGGCGCACTCGGTGGTGCTGGTGCTGCAGGGGTTGGTGAGCGTATGGCTGGCGCACAAGCTGGTGGTACTCTTGGTGGAATTGTAGGTGGTGCTGCGCCTGTAGTTACAAAAGGTATTGGTGCGGTAGGTAGTAAGGCTGTTGACGTAACTAGCGGTATTCCTGTTGTTCAACAAGTTGGTAAGGCTGTTGGTTTGGCTACTGGTCAAACAGTAGATGCGGCTAATCGTGCTAAAGCTAAATTGCTTGAAGCTATGTATCGTGACAAGGTTAGTCCTGCTGACTTAGAGAAAATGATTAAAGCAGCGACTAAGCCTGTTGGCATTGCTGATATTGCTGGCGAGAATGTAAGATCACTTGCTGATGTTGCTCAGAAGTATCCAAGTGAAGCAAGACAAGCCGCTAAGGTGGCACTTGAAGAACGAGCAGCGGGTCAGGGTGAGCGTATTCAAGGCGATATTTCTAAATATCTTGGTGGTTTTACAGACCCATTTGAATACACCACAGCCATTGCTAAACGACAACAACAATTATCATCTCCGCTTTACCAGAAGGCTTATTCTTATGGTCAGGTAACAGACCCTAAAGTTCTTAAATTTTTGGAACTTCCTCAGTTTAAGAAGGCGGCTAAAGAGGCTCAAGAATTGCTTGCGGCTGAAGGTCGTGCAGTAGATATGTCTATGCCAACAGTAGAGGTTTTAGATCAAGTTAAGCGTGGTCTTGATGTTTTAATTAAAAGAGAAACAGACCCATTTGGAAAGATTACTGATCTTGGTCGTATTTATAAAAACAAGAAAAATGAATTCTTGTCTGAGTTAGATAGTGCTGTTCCTGATTATGGCAAGGCTAGAGCCGCATTTGCTGGAGAGGCTGAGTTGCTTGATGCTACGAAGTTGGGTAAAGACTTCTACAAACAGACAGCAACAGAAGCTAATCGTACATTTGCCAAACTATCTCCATCTGAGCAAGAGGCTTACAAGGTAGGTGCTTTGGATGCTGTAAAAGAGAAAATTCAAACAGCTAAAGATACTGCTGACATTCGTAAGCGCATATTTGGTTCTCCTGCCGAGCGTAATAGAGTTTCCTCATTGTTCCCTGATGATGCTACTTTTAAGCAGTTTGAAAAAGACATGATGACTGAATCATTGATGCGAAGAACTCAAGAGAAAGTCTTAGGTAATTCTTCAACATTTGAAAGACAAGTTGGTGGTCAAAGTTTAGAAGTAGAGCCTAGCTTTTTAGGTCAAATGATTGAGCAAGGCCCACTTAGAGGAACACTAGGTTATTTGAAGGCACAAGGTCAGGGTGTTGCTGGTCAAACAGCAGAAGAACTTGGCCCAATGTTATTCAAACTTGGTGACCCAAGAGCAAATCTTGAGACATTAAAAAATCTATCTGCTTACGAAAAATACTTGCTTGATTTAGAAGCTAAAAAGGCTGCTGGATTAGCAGGTGCTTCTACAATGACTGGTTTATTAAACACAGAAAAACCATATCGTGTTGATTTAACTGGAATGGCCAACCCCGACTAAGGATTAAAAATGCCAAAGACAAAAATCTCGGAATTTAGCGCAACCCCTGCAAATAACACAGACATTGACAGTATCAACATTGCCGAGGGTTGCAGCCCGAGTGGCATCAACGATGCTATTCGTGAGTTAATGGCTCAACTGAAAGACTGGCAATCTGGTACATCTAATGACCCTTATGTTGTTGGCTCGTCTGGAAGCCTAACGCTTAATCAGGGTACTGCTAACGGAGTAGCGTATTTAAACGGCTCTAAGGTTGTTACAAGCGGTTCTGCGCTGGTCTTTGATGGAACGAATTTGGGTGTTGGAGTTACTCCTGCGTCTGATGGAGCTATTCATGTCCATCGTACTGGAGCGTCTTTTCCTACAATCAAAATTACCAATGGCACGACAGGAACAGGCAATCTTGATGGTTTTGACTTGATATGTGGTTCTGGTGGTGAAGCTTATGTTTACAACCGAGAAAACCAGCCATTACTTTTTGGCGTAAACAACTCAGAACAAATGCGCCTAACCAGCACAGGTCTGGGTATTGGTACAAGTAGTCCTGCGGCAAAGTTGGATGTAAACGGCGATGCTCGTATTGGAAATGCAACTGCTGGAACAAATCGTTATCTGTACATCAATGGTGTAGCCAATAAAGCTGGAGGAATTATTTTCCAAGAATCTGGCACAGCTAAATGGTACATTGGTAATGGTGCGGCATCTGAGAACGGCAATTTTGAAATATATAACTCAAATGGAAACAACACAATACTTACACCCTCAGGCAATCTAGGCTTGGGAGTTACTCCTAGTGCTTGGCAAGTAAACAATAGAGCGATTCAATTGCTTGAAGGTTATGCAAGCATTTCTTCCAACAATTCTCAAGGTTGCTGTGATGTTGCCGCTAACTGTTTTAACGGAGGTTCTGCGGCTACTTCAGGTTGGAAATACACAAACACAGGAACTGCTGTTTCTTTGTTTCAACAACAAGGTGGAGCATTTAAGTTTCTTACTGCGGCATCAGGCACAGCAGGAAACACCATTACCTTTACACAGGCGGCTACGCTGACAGCGAATGGTGACTTTTTGGTTGGCAGTACAACTGGAACAGATGGCAGAATTAAAGTAGATGCAACTACGGGCAGTCCAGTTCTTTGTGCTATATGGGCTAAAAATGATGCTGGGTCTTCAAGTGGAACTTATGTTTGTTGGAATGCTGCAACTACTGGTAACAACCAATTTATTGATTTTTATACGGAATCATCAGCCACTCTTAGAGGTTCAATTTCTTACAATCGATCAGGTGGTTTAACGGCATACAACGTAACATCTGATTACAGAGCAAAAGACATTAGTGGCCCTGTTGTTAATAGCGGTGCATTGATTGACTCTGTGCCTGTTTACATGGGCAAGATGAAGGGTGCTACACAAGAACGCCCAATGTTCATTGCTCACGAAACTCCAGCCTATGCACATACTGGTGTAAAAGATGCAGTAGATGCAGATGGAAACCCTGTGTATCAGCAAATGGATGCTTCTGCTCTTATCCCTGTGATGTGGGCTGAAATTCAATCACTTCGTAAACGCCTAGCAGACGCTGGCATCGCTTAAAGGAAACTAACATGACTACTACATGGAAAATCACAACCCTTGACAGCAACACAGCCGATGGCTTTGTAACCACAGCCCATTGGACTTGCACAGCAGTAGACGGAGAACACTCTGCCTCTGCCTACGCAACAGTCTCATGGGCTGAAGGCACTCCTGCCATTCCTTATGCTTCGCTAACAGAAGCCACAGTCCTTAATTGGGTGTGGGAATCTGTTGACAAGGAAGCTACAGAGGCTTCTTTGGCGGCTCAGATTGAGTTGAAGAAGAACCCTGTAAAAGCCAGCGGAACTCCGTGGCAAGCATAAAACAGGAAGCCACTACCTGAACTTAGTGGCACATTAAAGGAAAATCATGGGCAACAACACAAAAACCCCATTGACGATTGACGGAGTAGAGTACCAGTTCGAGGATATGACTCCTGAACAACAGACTCTAATCAACCATGTCGCAGACCTTGACAGAAAGTTATCGTCTGCAAAGTTTAATGTTGACCAGCTTCAAGTTGGCAGAGATGCTTTTTTCACAATGTTGAAGCAATCACTTGAAACAATTACGGATGTAGAGGCAAAGTAAATGGACAATCACACTACAGAAGTAGCATCAGCAGTCGCTACTAAAGCAGCTTCAGTAGCTACCTATGGTGGTGCAGGAAGTGCTGTATTCTTTGGTTTATCAGCCAATGAATTTGGTGCTCTCTGTGGTGTTGTTATCGGTTTTGTTGGTCTTGTGGCTAATATCTGGTTTAAGCATCAACATTTAAAGATTGCTCGCAAGGAAGCTGAAAAATGACTTGGTTACTTGTATTGGCTCTACAGGCTGAATACAGGTGCGTAAAGTGGACATGGACAGGTGATGTTTATAACCGCAAGGTTATTTGTCTAAAGTGGGAGAGAAAGAAGTGATTATCGACCCCATAACAGCTTTAGAAGGCTTACAGCAAGCGATTGGACTCGTTAAGAAGGCTAGTAAGGTCGCAAAGGATTTATCTGGCCTAACGCCCATGATTGCCAAAATGTTCGATGCTAAGAGCATTGCAACTAAGGCGATGGTTGAAGCTAAAAGGTCAGGTAATAAATCAAACTTGGGTACGGCATTACAAATTGAGATGGCTCTTGATGATGCCAAAAGATTTGAGGCTGAATTGATGTTGTTGTTTCAGGCTACTGGTCGTGCGGATGTATGGCAGAAGATTAAAGAGCGACAGCAACAAATGGATGTTGAAGATGCCCATTTAGCGAGACAAGCCAAGGCTGATGAAAAGAAACGTAAAGAAGCCGAGCAAGAACAAATGGAGTGGGCTGTTGGTATTGTGGTGATCGTGATGCTTTTGGGTGCTATTGGTTGGGGACTCAACGAAATGGCTGAACTGTGTGCCAAAACAAGGTGTGGTAAGTGAATGAGTACCAAAAGCAATTTGACCTTTTCTGTAAAGTCTTTGTCAGGCTGTGCGTGGCTTGGTGGGTGCTTGGGCTGCTTCAGCACCTACCTGACGAGTTGGCAAGTAAAATCGTAGATAAACTTCTTGGAATGATTGGACTGTAATGCTTTCACTATTTTCTACACTTGGTGGCTTGCTAATTTCTGGCTTGCCTAAGTTATTAGATTTTTTCCAAAATAAGGCAGACCAAAAGCATGAGTTAGCTTTGGCTCGAATACAAACAGAGCGTGAGTTACAGTTAGCCGCACAAGGATTTGCTGCCCAACAAAAGATTGAGGAAATCCGCACAGATCAGATTGCTATGCAGACTGATGCACAGATGACTGAGGCGGCTCTTAAACACGATGAAAAGGTCTTGGCAAGGGCTAGCACATGGGTAGTTAATTTTATTGGTACTGTGCGCCCAATAGTGACCTATATCTTTGTTTTAGAGTTATGTGCTGTCAACACTTGGATTGCATACTATGTGTACAAAAACCCTCATTTGGTTTTGAACATGGATGACTTAATTAGGTTGTCTGACATTATTTTCTCTAGTGATGAAATGGCTATGTTGGGTGGAATCATTGGATTCTGGTTCGGTTCACGTTCTTGGTCTAAGAAATGAAACTGAGTAAAGCTGGGGCTGATCTGATGCACCAGTATGAGGGGTATAGAAATAAGCCTTACCTATGCCCTGCTTACATCTGGACAATCGGCTATGGTCATGTTCTTTATCAGGAACAGATTAGATTGCCTGTTGTTTATTTACCAAAACATGAGGAAATGGTTGAAAAACCTACACTTCGTAAAAATTATGCCTTAAACGCTCAAGACAATCGGGTCTGGTCAAAAGATGAAATCAATTCGTTATTCGCAAGTGATGTCGAGAATTTTGAACGTGGTGTTCTTAGACTTGCTCCCTCTTTACTTGGTCGTCAAGGGGCTTTCGATGCGTGTGTCAGCTTTTCCTTTAACGCTGGATTGGGCAATTTTCAGCGCTCTACTATTCGGATGAAAATAAACCGAGGTGATTGGGAGGGTGCTGCACAGGCTTTTATGCAATGGACTAAAGGCGGCGGTAAAGAATTGATTGGTCTTGTGAATCGTAGAAAAGCTGAAATTAAACTATTTTTAGACAATGCCTAATATACCCAATCAACAAGACGCTGAACTTTTTGCCAAAAGTATTAAAAAATGGCAAGAGGTGTTGAATCTTGGTGACTGGAGGATAGAGAAGGGGACAAAACCTGCCAAGCAAGCAATGGCCTCTGTTGAGTTTAACGAAAATGCTAGGCTTGCCGTTTACCGACTAGGTGACTTTGGTGCAGAGAAAATAACTGATGAATCGTTAGACAAGACTGCTTTGCATGAGTGCTTGCATATTTTCTTACACGATTTAATGATGGTTGCTACAGACCCTAAGTCTTCAGACGAAGACATTGAAATGCAAGAGCATAGGGTTGTCAACTTGCTAGAAAACCTTATAAAGGATTCTCATGGTATCAAGTAATGGGCTGACAAGTTGTTCAGATGAGGAATTTCTAGCCCTTTGGGACAAGTATCAATCTGTCGCCAAAATAGCAAAACTCTTATGTTTGACTGAACGGGCTGTAAATTACCGCAGAAGACGCATGGAAAATCGTGTGGGTGCTTTGACAGCTATAGACTCAAGAGGTCTTCTTTACAATCACAAAAGAGCTAAATCCTTTTCCCCTTTAAAACAAATAGAGCTTGGCATACTCGATGGTACTGTTATTGTGTTCTCGGATGCCCACTTCATACCCGCACAGCGTTCAACAGCGTTTAAAGGGCTTCTATGGGCCATCCAAGAGTTTTCCCCCAAGGCGGTGATATGTAACGGGGATGCGTTCGATGGAGCGTCTATATCAAGGCATGATGTAACAGACCAACCACAGACTTCTGTTATCCAAGAGTTAAAGGCTTGTCAGGCTATGCTTGGTGAGATCGAGGAAGCAGCAAAAGCAGCAAGGCACAATGTAAAGCTAGTGTTTACATTTGGCAATCACGATGTAAGGTTTGCCAACAGATTGGCTCAACACGCACCACAGTTTAAGGATGTACAAGGCTTTAAGCTGACAGACCATATCACCGAGTGGGATTTCTGCTGGGCGGTATGGCCTACTCCACAAGTAATCATCAAGCACCGATACAAAGGTGGAGTCCATGCTACTCACAATAATACGGTTCAAGCTGGCATTTCGGTGGTTACAGGGCATCTTCATAGTTTAAAAGTGACCCCATTTACTGACTATAACGGGAACAGATTTGGTGTAGATACAGGGACACTTGCTGAGACTGATGGCCCACAATTTACTTATGCTGAACTAAACCCTAGCAACCACAGATCAGGCTTTGCAGTACTTAACTTCTTTAATGGGAAGTTATTGTGGCCTGAACTCGTACACAAGTTTGACGAGGATATGGTTGAGTTTCGTGGTGAAGTGATTGATGTAGGTGCATTTTGAGTGCTTGGCTAATTGCTTTAACAGGACTGATCTACGCCTACATTGCAGTAGAACAGTTTATGAAAGGCAACCCGAATATGGCGATTGTCTATGCGGGTTATGCCAGCTCGAATGTGGGTCTTTACTTACTCGCCAAGTGACTTCACGAACAATCCGTTGGGCAATAGAATCCCCTTGCGACTTTTGATTTGGTCAAACGCAATTTCCATGCAGTTTACCAGACTAATGTCTTGTAAGGCACAATAAATTACAAGTGCTGTCATAACATCGCCAACTCCATCAATAATTTCCTCTTTGTCTTTTTTGATGGTTGCGTCTGCCAACTCACCAAGTTCAGACATTGCTTTTAGCAATTGAGTCTCTGGGTTGCTATTAGGAATAATCTTCCTTTGCTCAGACCATTGTATGATTTTCATTTCTACTGCTGCGTAACTCATTTTTTCTCCTTAATCCATGTGCAATCAAAACAAACTTTCATCATCCATCTAACAAACCAGTTAGGCTCACAATCTTTTCTTGGGTGATAAACAATTCCATCATTTAATTCTGGCTTATTACCAAACATATAACATTTCCAGTCAGATCTTTCTGGCACATGGAATGAATATGTTTTTTCAGAATTTATATATCCAAAAGAATTTATTTCTTCACCCATGCTGACCACTCTCTTTCGTTTCTACCTGAGTTTGATTTAACTGTTTTACCTGTGAGATGAATAAGCCCTAGAACCTTCATCTCGTTTAAGCGTCTAGCGACTTGATTACCATCTAGGTTTGTCAATGCTGAGATTCCATCTTTACCTAAAGCGCCATGCTTTTGTAGGCACTCTAAGATGATCTGGTGATGCTGAGATGCTACTGGTTTAATAGCCTCTGCTGCTTCAAAAGAAGTGAGTGGGTCTGTAGTCCTAACTCTTGGAAAGTCAGGCATAACAAAAATTCTTTTAAACGCTTCTTTGTAATCCATTATTTTCTCCTTGATGTGGGGGACTAAGCCCCCTATTAACTTATTTAAAATGGCGCATCTTCAAAGTCATCTCTTGGAGAACGCTTTGTAGGTGATTTAGCTTCTTTCTGATCTTTAGCTTTGACAGACAAGGACATGAACTTAGTTCCATCTTTACCCTCTTTTAGCCATGCGCTAATCCAAAAATCTACACCCTCTACATTGAGTGACCCTTTGTAGTGTGGAAACTTGTCATCATCTCTGCGGTCGTTTTTCCATAACGCACCACGATTTTCGTTGTTATATTCCATTTAATGCTCCTTTGTATGCTGAAAACTCTTTATGCAACTTGTTGGTTGCTTCTATTGCTACTAGTTCAGCTAATTCTTTATCATCGTAGTAACCAAAACTATGACACTTTGAATTAACTCTTAATTGTACAAACCATTTTTTATCTCTTTTGTGCCACATTACTCCTTTAATTCCACTTGTGTTTCTGGTGCTTATTTTCTGGTTCATTGAATTTTGAGACTTTGTTGCTTCTCTCAAATTTTCAATACGATTGTTTGTTCTGTTGTTGTCTATGTGGTCAACATAGTTTGGCAAATATCCGTGGTGATACAGAAAAATTAGTCTGTGCGTTTTGTACATCTTTGAGTTGATATGAATTCTGTAATAGCCAGTTCTTTCATCTAATGAGCCAGCAGCCTGACCAATTTTTATTGCATTAGCTTTTTGAACTTTCCAATACAAGATTCCATCCACATAGTCAAAATAGTCACAGACTTCTTTTTGCGTAAGCATGGATTACTCCTTAGCCCTTTTAATTGCTGATCTTACTTTGCTAGGAAGCAGAGTCCACAATGCTACTTTTTGTTCAGCATCTAGGTTCTCTGATTCCAACTTTACCCAAGCTGCCTTAGGTTCTTCTTTATCACAGAGAGAAATTAAATCCATTGCTAACTCTCTGAGATAATTCTGTTCATCTTTTGGAAGGCTTTCCAGTGCACCCTGTGTAGGTGTGATGATTACCTCTTTAATAGGCGCAGAGGAGTCAAGAGCATCATGCTCAACGATTTCCATTGCTGTCATCCAAAGATACCTGCGCTGATATGTTTCTACAGCACCAAGATTTTGGATGGCGTGTGCGCCCTTAAGGTTAGCCTCAACCATTGGCGAAGTAATCACAATGTTAGTGCCATCGTCAACGTCTGTAATTGTCAGGCTTGCGTAGTCTGTATCGTATGAGATAACTCCACACAATCCTTGACCATGAAAAATCTCGTTAATTTGTGGGAGAAAGTCACCCAACTCAAAGTAGTAGTAATTACTAAACTTGTTGTGACCAGACTTCTTGAGTGACATTTGTTGCAAGAACATCCTTGCTTGCATTAACTTCTTATGTACCATTTGAATTTCCTTGAGTTAAATATTCTTCAATCATTGCTTCTTTATCTTCTTCATAGAGATCGCCAAACTCTACAAAGTGGTTTTCTCCACAGCATGAGCCGTAGGTCTTAGGTTCAGCGCAGTAGCAGCAGTATTCGCCATGAGACAAATCCTTGATAGCGTCTTCTCTAGTCATTGGATTCTCTGCACTTGTTTAGCAATCAACCACTTGTCACCAAGTTGTAGGACTGATCTAACCCACTTGCGCTGATTGTATTGATTGACCTCTTGTGAGACTAGCTTGTTGTTATAAAGCTGTCTTGCCTTGCGTCTTAGTTGTTCTGTGTTCATTCTTCACTTTCAATTTTATTGTCAGCTTTTTTATCGCAACATCTTTTAACTGCAACAACTCCGCCTGTATGAATATGTTTTCCAGTTAATTGGTAAGAAGTTGGAAGCCCTTTTTGAACAGCTATATCCTCACATCTTGCGCAAACAATTTTTTCACTTGGTGGAGCAGCTATAAAAGTTAAATTTTTTTGTCCACAAATAGACCTTCCGCACCAACAAGAAACTGCCAAATGAGCGTTGTATTTTGGGCTAATTTTATGTGTTGTTACATATCGAACCCTATGAATCAATGCACCTCGTGTATTTTCTAAAAATGGCTCACACGCAGTCCAATGAATACCAGTTCTTGCCTTTTTGTCTTTTTTTATTTGTATTTTCATGTCAGCCCCGATAAGCCAACAAAACACCCCAACCGCCAAAGATAACGATTGCCAATGTCCACTCAACTAGCGTTTGAATAATCTTACTTTTCATTTTGATTTCCTTAAATGTGGGGGACTAGCCCCCTGTTAACTTAGTTAGCGACTCGCAAAACACCTGTGCGACCAGTTCCTTTTAAGAACTTAATCATGTCGGCAAGTAACTCTTGCTTTGAACTTGCATAAAATTCAATGGGTGTGTTTTTGATTTCAGCAATGTTGGTGTTGATGTTGATGCCATCAATCTCGCCAATAAAGCAGCGATTGTCTTGGTAAACATATGCTTTGAAAACTTGTGTCATCTTGATTTCCTTAATGGCCCGTTTACGAATTGTTGCGGGTTGAGGGAAGTATAGCAAACTAAACACATAGATCAACAATTATTTACTAAGTATTTTCCCTAGTGTATCTTTCTTTCAACAAACTGTTTACCTTGCTATACTCAAGGGATGGATAAACAAACTGCAATCAAACTTGCTGGCTCACAGAGTGAGCTTGCTCGTATCCTTGGAATCAAACGGGCGGCTGTCTGGCATTGGAAGACAATCCCCCTGTTACGAATCTATCAACTCAAAGAACTCAGACCAGAATGGTTTAAATGACACAAGAAGCAATAATTAAAGCCCTCCAGAATGGCCCACTTACTTCACAAGAAGTTTGTGATTTAACAGGTATGCCCAAGTCTTCTGTGCTGTCCACAGCTAAAAAGCTACGCTACAAAGGTGATCTAACAACCGAGGAGGTCAAGGTTGGTCGCTACAGAGTGGCTAGGTACACCCTTGCTGACCACTTAATTGAGAACAAGCCAAAAGACGAAACTCGCTGCTTACTGAACCCTTTCGATATTCGTAACGCCAAGGGCATCTTTAGCAAATCAGAGTATGCGGTGATGAACGCACAAGCTAAACGATTGCTTGGCAGACCAGTCAAAAAAGAAATTACCAACAATCAATTTATTTAAGTTTACAGTAGGCTTTTTTAAGTTTACAATTGTTTGAAACACGGCTAGGTGCGAAGTCATGAGCGCACCGAAAAGAGTTACCCCTTCTCCTGCCGAAGTTTCTTTTAAGGGGCTTTTAAAAAGCGGCAAAAATTATGGCTAATCCGTGGTTTCGACTCTATTCAGAGTTCGCACATGACCCAAAAATTCAAATGCTTCCAGAGGCTATGCAAAGACGCTATGTCATGCTTATGTGCCTTAGATGTAGCGAAACACTTGAAACGTTACATGAAACAGAGATAGCGTTTCAACTACGCTTATCAGAAGCAGAACTCATTGAAACAAAACAACTGTTCATCAGTAAGAATTTTATTGATAAGCAATGGAATTTGTTGAATTGGGATAAACGTCAATTTGTCTCAGACTCAAGCACCACAAGGGTTCGCAAGCATCGAGACAAAAAGAAACAACCAAGTAACGATGATGAAACGTTACAGAAACGTCAAAGTAACGCTATAGATACAGATACAGATACAGATACAGAACAGATACAGAAAAAGAAAGCAACTGTCGTTGCAACACCTGTCGGTGTTTCTGATTCTGTTTGGCAAGAATTCAAATCTTTGAGGAAAGCCAAAAAAGCACCGATAACTCAGAGAGCCATTGACGCATTAACCAATGAAGCAAACAAGGCTGGTTGGACTTTAGAGAAAGCCTTGGAGGAATGTATTGTTCGTGGTTGGCAAGCATTTAAAGCAGATTGGGTTGTCAAGCCAAACCCTGCTGACAACATAAGGCTCACAGTTCCTCCATCAAATGAGCCTAATCTTGTTTTGCTAAAGATTAAGGAAGATGCAAAAAATGCTGCACCTATGCCTGATTTTGTTCGTCAATTTGCTAAACAAGTAAAAGGAAATATATGAAATTCCGTAAAGCAGAACCTGTTGAATTTTTTGTATCAACTGTTGGTTATCTTGTCTTCCAAAACTACTCAATCACAATAATTTTAACGCCTGAGCAAGCCAAAGTTTTGCAAAAACAATTACCAGATTTGATTGAAAAACAAGAACAACATTGGACAGGAATCGAAGAAGAATGAACTACTTTGAAGCTATGAAACTGCTAGACAGAGTCAAGGAAGGCGTACCATATCCTGTACGTCTAATTAATCAAGCATTGGAATTAACTGGTGACTTACTCTCGCAAGACGATTGAAAACCCAAACGATAGGGTAATCCTCGAAATTGCAGAAGCAAGGGAACTCTATCGTACTTGGGAGACAAACAAAGATAGAGACTTTGTGCGTGGTCGGCTAGAGAGAGCAGAACGAATCTATGGCTCTGGTGCTAGAGACAGGATTCGTACCTACATGAACAGAATTAAGGATGGGACACTCGAATGAGAGTTTTAGTTGCTTGCGAATACTCTGGAACAGTAAGAGATGCTTTTATTGCTTTAGGGCATGAAGCAATGTCATGTGACTTGCTGCCAACAGATGTTGAGGGCCCACATTATCAAGGTGATATTTTTGATGTTCTTGATGATGGTTGGGATTTAATGGTTGCTCACCCTCCATGCACTTACCTTTCAAATGCTGGCGCAAGACATTTATATCCTAAAAAGTTTTTAAACCAACAAAGGTATGAACAAGGATTAGAAGCAAAACAATTCTTTATGAAACTGTTAACTTGCAACATTAAAAAAATCTGTGTTGAGAATCCAGTTCCATCGTCAATTTTTGGTTTGCCTAAATATCACCAAGTCATCCAACCCTATGAATTCGGTCATCCTTATCAAAAGAAAACTTGTCTTTGGTTAAAAAACTTACCGCCATTGATGGCGACTATGTATGTGCAAAAACAAGAAAGCACTAAGGTTGTTGGGAATTGGTTTAATGCTGGCGGCAAAGATAGACAAAAGAATAGGGCAAAAACCTTTGAAGGTATAGCTACAGCAATGGCAAACCAATGGGGTGCAGTATGAGATACGCAGCTAGGGTAGATGCTAACCAAATGCAAATAGTGAGTGCATTAAGGGCAGCAGGGGCTTATGTATGGGTGATTGGCCTACCTGTTGATCTTTTGGTTGGCTACAAAGGTCACACGTTCTTGGTAGAAATCAAAACAGACTCTAAAAAGCGTTTAACCAAGCTACAAGCCGATTTTTTCGAGAATTGGTCTGGTAGTACCTTGTCAAGAATAGATAGCCCAGAAGCGGCATTACGAATGATCGGAGTAGTCAAGTGAAAGCACCTTACAAAGCAATTGAGTTTATTTTGGAACAAGCCCCTCGTTTTGCCGAGGCAAAGGCTCAACGTGTGTATATCGAGAATTTCCTTAGAACAAAAAAAGCCCTATTGATGAAAGAAGCTATGGCCAAAGGAATTGACTCTGGTGTAGCACAAGAGCGTGAGGCTTATGCACACCCAGAGTACCAAGAACTATTGCTAGGCTTGCAAGTGGCTACCGAGCGTGAGGAAGCCCTTAAATGGAAGCTGATTGCCGCCCAGATGAAGTCAGACATCTGGCGATCAGAGCAAGCAAGTGAGCGTCTTGGCGTAAAAACCACAGAGTAGGGAAAGTACCTAGACAATTGTGTTTAGAAATCTATACAATCACAGACAGCCCAAGCAATTCGCAAGGGTACTTTTAAGGATAAAGAAATGCAATACAAATTTGACACAACTGTTGGTGAAGGCTCTGTAATCGTTACTGTCGTCATGGAGTACGAGCAAGACGAAGAAGGCATTTATAACGAGAACATCGAAGATGTGATCTACGAAAATATTTCGCTGATGGGTATCTTTACTGCTGAACAGTATCGTGATTTAGAGATCGAAGGCTCTATGCGTCTTTCTAAGCACATCTTAGATGAGGCAGACCATGCCAAAACTGTTGACTACGATATGAGGTGCGTCTAATGCTTTTAGGCTGCAAACCATCGCATCCAGACGCAAAGTGTGCAAACTGCAAAAGGCCATTGTCTGAGCATAAAACGACAGTTCATGTCATTAACAGCAAAGACAAGGCTTGTATTTACATCCCAATATCTTTACAGGTGAAGGTATGACTAAAGATGAAATCATTGAGATGGCTAATGAAGCGGGATTTTTTCTAAACATAGATTGTCAAATTTGTGGCTTTGAAAAATTTGCTCAACTAGTAGCACAGCATGAGCGTGACGTTATCAGCGATGAATGGTGGTCATGCTACCAGTCAGACCTTGAAAATGGCGTTAAATCATTGAACGAATATGAAGCTAAAAAGTTTGCAATAACTTATCCAGAACTAGCAAAGTTTGGTTCATGGCTAGAAGCAAGGGGACAAGCATGACTCAGACTGAAGCACTCAAATTAGCATTGGATGCGTTGGAATACACAGGTTTGAAATGGCCTCAAGTTGAAGAAGCCATCACCGCCATTAAAGCCGCACTAGAAGCGAAGGATACTTTAAAGTGGAAATTGCGAGGGCATACAACGCTTGACACATTGCAAAATGAAAAAATTGCAGAATCTTTTGGTTGGGGGAAAGGAGAATCGTATGACGATTGCATTTGTTGTTCAGCATTTAATCTTCACGATTTTGCAGAAGCAATTAGATTTGATGAAAGAGAAAGACTTGTTGGAAAAACACAAGAACCTGAACCTGACAAGTCAAGCCTGTTTAGTTATAAAACCTTGATTGCTTATGCCGCATCGTGTGTTGCTGAGGCTTTATCGGATATCCGCCAACAATCACAACTAGAAGAGAAAGATGAACCTGTGCTATGGCGCAATGCCGCAATCAGACTTGGCGAGGAGCTGTCCTCTGTTGGGCCTAATGGCTACTACGACATGAGTGCCAAGGAATGGCTTGATTGGGCCATGGAACAGAACCCAAGGGGCAAATATTCATTACCGCAGCGCAAGCCGTTGTCGGATGAGGAGATCAAAGCGCTCGATTACAGCGGAACACGCATCGAGTTTGTCCGAGCCATCGAAGCCGCACACGGCATTAAGGGGGAAGCATGAAACAACTGATTGAAGACCTTATTAGCGCATTGGAATATCATGTTGAGCAGACAAGACCAATTTACAGCACCACTGTTGCACTTCAAGCCGCAAGAGAGGCGCTCAAGGCGCTCCAACCACAGCGCACATGGGTAGGGCTGACGGATGAGGAGATTTCTGACTGCATGGAAATGAGCATACAAAAAACTTGTCGTGCCATTGAAGCCAAACTCAAGGAGAAGAATGGCATATAATGAAACGCAAGGAGATTCATTATGAACATTGAAGCAATGATTTTTGAACGGCTTATGTACACACCTCAAGATGGGAAAGTTTGGTGGGTCAATCATCCAAGATGGCCGTCATATAGTGGCAAGGAGGCTGGCAATATGATGCAGACCGGATATCGAAAACTGAAGTTTTGCAACAAACAATACTTGGTTCATCGTATTGCTTGGCTTCTCCATCATGGTTTTTGGCCTATTGGTGATATTGACCACATAGATGGCAACCCATCAAATAACAAAATTGAAAATTTACGGGATGTTCCTCATAGCGTAAACATTCAAAACCGCAAGTCGGCTACCGCAAAAAATAAGACGGGATTTTTGGGGGTTGTGAAGCGTAGAAACAAATATGCCGCCCACATTCATAAAAATGGCAAGCAAATCTATTTGGGTTTGTTTGAAACGCCAGAACTTGCGCATCAAGCATATAAGGAGAACACATGACTGAATGGACTCCAGAGGAAGACGAGGCTTTCAACATGGTTGAGAGAAACAGTAACCTTGGTAAACAGATATTAAGAGCAAACAAATCTAGTGGCATGGACTGTTGCACTTACGACTGTACCCAAGGAAGAAACTGTCCAGTACGAAATAAGACTTTAGATGAGGTAGCCCATGAGTTCAGTTTAATGAAGTCATTTGGTGATACTGCACAGAGTTTTGCTGCTTTTGTAAGGGGGATGAAAAAATGACAAAAACAGAAATACTAGATCATTTTGCGGTAAACGCAATGCAAGCATTAATTGAAAAAATGGGAGTTACAAACCCTTTTGCCATGGCTCAAACTTCTTATCGTATGGCTGTAGAAATGCTTGAGCATCGTGAGCGTATTTTGAGAGAGTGGCAAAAAGAACAAGAGATGCAACACAAACAGCAAAACTCTGACATTAAAGACCTTGATTTGCCGATTAGGTATCACCGATGTTTAGTGTCAGAGAATATCTTAATGAAACAAGATCTTTGCAACTGGACAGAACGAGAAGTAAGACGAATTCCAAATCTAGGCGTAAAAGGATTGCAATTTGTTAAAGAAGCAATGGTTTTGCATGGATTGAAATTTAAAGGACAACAAGATGCTTGAACAAAAAAGGGACGCACCCAATAACCCTCCATATTGGGTATGCACTAACTGTAAATGGGCTTTTGAGGCATTACAAGCCGCAAATAGACATAGATGTAACAACCAAGATAAGGAAGACAATGGGCAAAGGTTCTACTCCAAGAAAATTCTCAGTAACTAACGAAGAATATGCAAACCGATGGAACGCCATTTTCGGAAAAGATAATGACTCGCAAGAAAACAAAGAGAAAGCATTGGAATCTGGTGAATCCGATATCTCATGCCCTAGTGGGGGCATCGATAACTCAGAGGGACAAGCTGGACAAACTCAGACTCCTTGAGTACTCAGCATTAGACGCAATGACAAAAGGCTCTGGAACTATCCTAGACTGGCGTACCTTGGTAGATGTTCTAAATTTGTCTGAAATGATGGGAAAGAATGGAGTAGGCCCAGAGGTGCTACCTATTTGCCAAACAGCACAGGATAGCCTCCACAAAGCCGCCTTGCGCTACCAAGAGACAAAGAAGATGGGATTAGATGGGCAAGGTATAAAAGCCATCAGAGAATTGATTGAGTATGCTGATTTGCAACAGGGAAGTATCTCAAGATCAGAGTTTGAGAGATACATTCAGAAAACAAAAGACTACATAAAGTCAAATGGGAATCTGGTGGTAGAGATTGAATAACAAACTTTCTAGTCGTGAAAGACTACACCTCGCAAGGGTTAAAGAGATGCCTTGTGGGGTCTGTGGTCAGGCAGGGCCATCAGATGCTCACCACATTGAGCAGCACCAGCAGTATCTTTGTATTCCGCTATGTAAGGACTGCCATCAGGGTAGCCACAATGGAATTCATGGACAAGCAAGAATCTGGTCGGTTTATAAACACACAGAAATGTCAGTTTTAAACGAAACCCTGAGAAAGTTGATAGGATAGAGACACTCGTTGCCATGAGTTTTAGAGGGCTTGTATGCCCTCTTTTTTTGTGCGAAAATAGTACAAACTCCATGAGGATTGCCATGACAGGCTTGCTAGAACCATCCGTTAAGATTGAAATTGAGATACAAAGCCAAGAGAAAAGTGGCAAGGCTTGTCCTGTTGCTACAGGTGATGTAGAGGTCAATCTTGAGAATCGTCAGAAGGCCATCGACAAGGCTAACTATGGCCCAATGAACCCCAACGAAGCAAACATGGATTACTGGCGTGAAATCAGTAAGACTTGGAGAAACTCACCAGTTCAGGCTAAGAAGTCTCGCTGTGGTAACTGTTCAGCCTTTATCCAAACACCAAAGATGCTTGCTTGCATTGAGTCAGGCTTGGAGATGAATGGCGAGGAGATGGATGCTTGGGAAGTGATTGACGCTGGTGACTTAGGTTACTGCGAAGTATTCGATTTTAAGTGTGCTTCCAAGAGAACTTGTGAGGCATGGATTGCAGGTGGGCCAATAACCGAGGATGAATATGATGGGAACGACAAATCAGCAAGCTCTGGAAATGATGCAGAAGTTGATGCAGAAGAAGCCTAAACCCATGCCTGTGCGTGGTGAGCGTACTGCAAAGAACAAAGCAAAGAAGCCTAAAAAATGAAGGGCCTCTACGCTAATATCAATGCCAAACAAGATCGCATCAAGGCGCAAAAGGCTGCTGGTAAGACTCCAGAGCGTATGCGTAAAGTTGGCTCGAAGGGTGCGCCAACTGCGGATGCGTTTAAGCAAGCGGCTAAGACTGCTAAAAAGAAATGATTAAGCGAGGCTCAGAGCAGTTTTCTGGCTATAACAAGCCTAAGAGAACTCCTGACCATCCAACCAAGTCTCACGCTGTTTTAGCGAAGTCTGGTGAGGATGTGAAGCTGATTCGTTTTGGTCAGCAAGGCGTAAAAGGTTCTGCCGATGGCACGAAGCGTAACGAGGCATTTAAGGCTCGTCATGCGGAGAATATTGCCAAGGGTAAGATGAGTGCAGCATATTGGGCTAATAAGGTCAAATGGTAATTAACTGGAGAATTTAAATGAGTAAACTTGCTCGTGACGACAATGGTCAACTGACCCAAATTTATACACTTGGTACAACCCAAGTTATGACTGTTACTGCTTCTAGCGTTCAGTCCAATGCTATTGCTTCTGATTGCACAATCATTCGCTTGGCAGTAGGTAGCGCATCACATTGTCACTTTCAGATTGGCTCAAACCCAACTGCATCATTGACAACAAGCCCTATGGCTCCTGCAAACTCTGTTGAATACCTAAAGGTTAGTGGTGGCGATAAGGTTGCTGTTATCCGTGGCGCTACTGCTGTTGATATTTCAATATCACAGGTGGCATGATGAAAATGACTAAAGCTGGTCAGAAAAAGGTTGGCAAGGTCATGGGTGAGTACAAAGAAGGCACTCTGCACTCTGGTAAGGGTGGCAAGGTTGTCAAGAACCCAAAGCAAGCTGTTGCCATTGCTCTTAGTTCTGCTAAAAAAGTAATGAAAAAAGGCAAGTGATATAATAATTCTGCTTAATGTGAGCAGATACTAACCTTGACCAACCCTAGAGGAGTCAAACAAAATGAACGAGCAAAGTGCCAGATGGTACGTCTATGAACTCATCAATCCAATCAATGGAAAGGTGTTTTATGTAGGCAAAGGAACTGGTAACAGAATAGACCAGCATGAGCGTGAAGCCGCTAAAGGGGTATGCTCGAAAAAATGTAATAAAATCAATTACATAATTAAGCGTGGTTTCAAAATAAAGAAGCAAAAAGTAGCATTATTTTGGGATGAACAAGCTGCTTATGACCATGAGACTGACTTAATTGCTCACTATGGTTTATCTAATCTCACAAACATCATGGCTGGTGGTCAAACCGCATTTGATAGACGCTTAGTTGAGCGTAAGACTCGAATCAAAGAGCCTCAGTTTTCTTTATCTGATTGGCTTGAAAAGAAAAAGCCAGATCATCCTACATTTAGCCGTTTTGCTGAATGGTTTAAGACTGGGATGTACACAGGCAAGAAAATATCTGTAAGTAGCGAAAACCCCAAACTTACATATCATTGTGTAGCTACAGAGATTGTCTATAACAAGATTCTTCCATTCTTTTGGGAAAAGATTAAACAAGACGATATAGCCATTGAGATATTTACTCAAAGGATGAAACATCACAATGTGGAGTTGGTATATGGCGGCTAGAAAACGAAAGGTTACTTTGAGCGATTCATGGAAAGATGGAATCAAAGCCTCTGTGATTATGGGGCGTTTGTATAACCATGTTCAAGGCGAAACAGAGATGAGTCAGAGTCAAATAAAAGCGGCTCAGATTATTCTTTCAAAACTTGTTCCTGATCTATCTCGTGCTGAGATTGCAGGTGATTCTGATAAGCCAATTGAGCATAAAGTCACATGGGCGAAGTAATCGAAATCCCTTATGCACCAAGGGAACACCAACTAAAGGTTCACGAGTTACTAGATGGCAATAGGTTTGCTGTCGTAGTGGCTCATAGACGTTTTGGAAAGACTGTTGCTGCCCTCAATCACCTAATCCGTGAGGCGGTGCTAAACCAACAAGAGACACCTAGATACGCTTACATTGCTCCTACATATGGACAAGCTAAAAGGGTGGCATGGGATTACTTAGTTAAGTACACACAGCCTCTGGGTGGGACTAGCAACATCTCAGAATTAAGGGTTGACTTCTGGGGTAGACGCATCCAGTTATATGGCTCAGACAATCCTGATTCCCTGCGAGGTCAGTTTTTCGATGGGGTAATCATTGACGAGGTAGGCGATCAGAACCCTAAGATATGGACTGATATCGTTCGCCCTGCCCTGACAGACCGCAAAGGTTGGTGTCTATTTATTGGGACTCCAAAGGGACACAACCACTTCAAAGAACTGCGAGACAGGGCTGAGAAAGAGGATGGGTGGGGTTTGCTAGAGTTTAAAGCCTCTGAGACAGGGGTGGTGGATGACACAGAACTGAAGGCGGCTCGTAATGAGATGGGTGAGGATAAGTATCGCCAAGAGTTTGAGTGTAGTTTTGACGCTGCCGTAGAGGGTTCTTACTATGGGCAAATCCTCAACGAGTTAGAAGACAAGAAGCATATGCAAGAGATTCCTTGGGAGGAACTCAGCAGAACCTTTACAGCTTGGGACTTGGGAATGGGTGACTCTACTTCTATCTGGGTGGCTCAGTTAGTAGGCACAGAGATCAGATTGATCGACTATTACGAGAATCATGGGGTAGGCTTAGATCACTATGTGAAGTGGATTAAAGATAACGACTACTCAAAAGCTGAACACATCTTGCCCCATGACGTTAGGGTTAGGGAGTTAGGCACAGGTAAGAGCAGACTAGAGATGCTTGAGGAAGCTGGACTAGAGATCAAGATAGCACCCAGAATGAGCCTAGACGATGGTATTCAGGCTGTAAGGCGTATTCTACCGAGGTGTTGGTTTAACGTGCCAAAGGTACAGACAGGATTAAACTGCCTGAGAAACTACCGCAGAGACTACGATGAAAAGCGTAAGATATTCTATGAAAGACCACTACACGATTGGTCTAGTCATGGAAGTGACAGTTTCAGATACTTAGCCCTTGGACTTGATGAAGGTCATAGTACTTGGTCTAAACCGATTAACAAAGCACCGAAATGGATTGTGTAATGTATGTAGAACGCCAAGGGGTTAATTTTGCCCCTAAGATAAAAGAACTTGAAAACCGCATTGAGATGTTGGAAAATGTGATAAAAGAGTTAAAATCGGATAAACCCCGAATGGGTCGCCCTCCAAAGGACAAACATGGCACAGAACGAATTGTTGTCGATAATTCAAGCGGAAATTGATGACTCGATTGGCTACATCGAAAGCGAGACTGTAGAGCAGCGCAAACAAGCACTAGAGGCTTACTTACGTCAACCTTACAATAATGAAGTCGAGGGAAAGTCTCAGATCGTTACAGGTGAGGTAGCCGAAGCAATTGATGGTGCTCTACCCTCCTTAGTTCGCATCTTTACAGGCTCAGACAATATTGTTGTTTTTGAGCCACAAGGCCCTCGTGATGAAGCCTCTGCCAAGCAAGCTACAGACTACTGTAACTGGGTATTCAACAGGGATAACGAAGGTGTAGCCATTCTGCATGATTGGTTCAAAGATGCTTTGCTTCAGAAAAATGGCGTAGTTAAAGCCTATTGGGAAGACAAAGAAAACATTACCAAAGAGCGTTACTTCAACTTGTCTAACGATGAGTTGGCAATGCTTATGTCTGACGACTCAATGGAGATTGTCGAGCAAGACACAGAAGAATTCCCCATCCTAGATCAAATGGGTAATCCCATGATTGACCCAATGGGTATGCCAATGATTAACCAAATCCACAATGTTGTTGTTCAACAGAAAAAGATGGTTGGTCGGGTTCGCATTGAGAACGTACCCCCAGAGGAGTTCTTGATTAGCAAGAAGGCTCGCACGATTGCTGATAGCCCATTCGTAGCCCACAGACAGATGCTGACTCGTAGTGACTTGATCGCTATGGGTTTTAACAAGAAGCAGGTAGAAGGTCTGCAAATGGATGATGCTTTGGCATACACTCCAGAGCGTGTGGCTCGATTCTCTGCTGGTGAGCAACCTTACCAAGTACAGACTGATGACCCATCCATGCAAGAGATTGAGGTCTTTGAGTGCTATGTAAAGACTGATGTAAATGGTAAAGGTATCGCCTCTCTCGTTCAGGTGTTCTACGCATCTAATGAGATTCTTGAGGATGAGAAGGGTAAAGAGATGGTCGAGGAAGTGGACTATGTTCCTTTCCACTCAATCTGCCCCATCCCAATTCCACACAAGTTCTTTGGTAACTCTCTTGCTGATAGAACCACAGACATTCAGCTAATCAAGACTACGATCACTCGTCAGATTCTTGATAACCTATACCTGACAAACAATGCACGAGTAGTCGCTGTTGAAGGTCAAGTAAACCTAGACGACTTGCTTACATCTACCGCTGGTGGTGTTATTCGTGCCAAGTCTCAGGGTGCTGTATCTCAATTGGTTGTGCAGAACGTAGCTACTGCTGCTTTCCCAATGCTCCAGTACTTGGACACAATGCAGTCTAAGCGTACTGGCGTGTCTGATGCTTCACAGGGTTTAGACCCATCTATCTTGCAGAACGTGACTGCTGCGGCTGTTGCTTCTATGCAACAAGCTGGTGCAGGTAAGATTGAACTGATGGCTCGTTTGTTTGCTGAGACAGGTGTTAAATCTCTGTTTAAGGGTATCTTGCATCTACTGTGTAAGTACCAAGACAAGCCACGTTTGGTGCGTATGCGTGGTGAATTCGTAGAGTTTGACCCTCGCACATGGGCTAACCAGTACGATGTAGCGATCAATGTAGGTTTAGGTGCTGGTAACAGACAAGAGCAAATGGCTATGCTTCAGATGGTTCTTGCCAAACAAGAGCAACTGATTGCACAGTACGGCCCTGCTAACCCTTATGTCTCACCTGCTCAGTATCGTTCTACCTTGGGTCGGATGGTTGAGTTGGCAGGGTTTAAGGATTCTGGTGAGTTCTACAAAGCGATCACACCAGAGCAAGATCAAGCATTGTCTAACCCTCCTCCACAACAGCAACAGATGCCTCCAGAAGTTGAGGCTTTGATGGCTAGGACTCAGGCTGAGATTCAGGCTAACCAACAAAAAGCCCAAGCTGATATGCAATTGCAACAACAGCAAATGCAGATTGATATGCAGATGGCTCAACAAAAGGCAAGCCTTGAGATGCAGTTAATGCGTGAGAAAGAGGCTGCTAAGTTGATGCTTGAGCGTGAGAAGCAACAGGCTTACTTTGCCATGAAGCAACAAGAGTTTGAGGTTGAGGCTCAACTGAAAGCTATGAAGGTCGGTGCTGGTATCACTTCTAATGTTGAGATCAAAGGTTAATCATGGCAACACAAAGAGACAGATTTAGAGCGTTCAACGATGAAGATGGTGCTATGTCTCTTGATGACTTGCTTATGCAAATTCAGCAACCACAAATAGACACAGAGGCAATAGCAAGACAACAAGCTGAAGCACAGCGTCAGGCTCAAATAGCCGCTGAACAACGAGCCTACGAAGAACAAGTTAGACAGGCGCAAGCTCGTCAAGAAGAAATTCGTGTTCAAAATGCTGCTAGGTTAGCCGCAGAGCAAGAAGCCGCAAGACAAGCCCAAGCCCAAGCAGAACAACAAGCTAGAGCGCAAGCAGAAGCACAACGTCAAACTGCTCAAGCACCAATTACTACACAAGAAGTAATTAATCAGATTGCTGCTCAAACCCCTGCACAACCAGATAAAAACACAATCATTAATAACCTAGTTAGTCAGATCAAAGCCAGAAGTAACACTTCTCAATGGTCAGGTGGTTATGGTGCTGATGAGGCTACCAAGGACATGGCTCGTATTCTTGCTGAAACAGGAATCACAGACATTAGTCAGTTTGGCCCTGTAACCCAAGAAGTTCAAAAGGTTGTTGGTTACGAGGAATGGGGTGCGCCAATTTATGGGACTGTAACTGAGCAAACCTATGGTAATAAGGTAACTGGTCAAGCAGTACCCAATACCTACACAGAACGCCAAAAAGGTGAGTTCTTTGGTGGAACTTACGAGGGTAAGGGAAATACTGGATATGGTGTTCAGTTTGATGCTCAAGGCTTGCCAATTTTCTACACTCAGGGTGCATCAAGTGCTGACCCGATTGCAAAAGCCGCAGTTCCTATTGCTTCACTAGCTTTAGCGGCTATAGGTGCGCCTAATATTGTGGGCAATGCTTTGCTAGGCACAGGTGCTAATCAGGTGGCTGCTGGTGCTTTAGGTGGTGCATTGATTGGTGGTGGTACTGCTGCGCTAACTGACCAAGATATTGGCAAAGGTGCTTTGCTTGGTGGTGCTGGTGGTGCTTTAACTGGTTATCTTCGTGGTGATTTAGCTGGTGTAACTTCTGCGGAAATAAATGCGGCTTCTGATGCAGCTTCTAATATGGCTGACTCTGGACTTAGCATTGCAGAAATTAACAACCAACTAGAGATTGCTGGATTCAAACCTGCGGCTATTGCGTCTGCTCTAGAAGATGCCTCTAATATCATTAGTGCGCCTCCTTTGCTTACTACTGTGGCAGATCAACCAATACCTTTATTAGAGCCAATTACAGCAGTCACACCAAGTGCGCCTCTTGAGAGTGTTCAAATAACTGCGCCCGCTGCGCCATCAACCATTGGTAATGTAATCAGCGCAATTGCTACCCCTGTTCCTGAACAACCTCCCTTTACAGGTACTATTACTAATGCTCCTCCAGAGCCTGTAGAGCAACCAATTGAAAGAGTTGAAATAACTGCGCCTCCTGTTCAGCTAACAGCGCCCCCAACAGTTAGCGATGTGATTAGTGCTATTGCTCAACAACCAGCAATTACTCCAGAACCTGTAGTGCAACCAATTGAGCGTGTTGAGATTACTGGTAAAGCAGAAACGCCCCCAGAAGCGCCTCCAGAAGAACCGCCATCTTTTCCTTTTGTCATGTCTCCAACAGCACCTACAAGTGTTCCTAATGAGCCTGTTAAAACAGAGCCAGAGAAAGAGAAAGAGAAAAGTTGGACAGCCGCTGAGTTGGCTGAGTTGGCTCGTCTTGGTTTGTTGGCTACAACTGTATTAGGTGCTGGTCAAAATGGCGAAACAGGATTCCCAATAGTACCTATACCTAGCGATTGGACAAGCCCAATTAAACCTACAGGTTCAACATCGTTTACTCCATTAGCACCGATTGACTTTGGTAGCCGTGAGTTATTGCGTGGCACTCAATGGGAGAAGTTCCTAGACCCTAACTATGGTCAAGTTCCTGCACCAGTACAGTTTAACCAACCAAGCAACATGAGTTACGACAGACTGATGAACATCTTGGGAACTGGTAGAGATGTGATGCCTAGCCAAGCACTTACCATTAACGATGTAATTTCAGGAATACAGAATCAGTATGGACAAACAACTAACAGCGCAATGGGCCAGAAACCTGCTTAATGATGACTTTTTCAAAGAAGTCATAGATAACTTGAAAAAACAACAGATTAGTGTAATAATTAACACAAGTGGTGAAGAATCTGATAAGCGTGAAGATGCTTACAGACACATCAAGACAATTGAATTGATTACAGGACACCTAGAAGGCTTGGCCTCGGAAACTTTAATCAAAGAGAAGAAGTGGAAGATTTTGTAGATTCTGTGGTATAAAAGCCACACCTCCGCCTAGAAGGTTTCTAGCGATTTTTGAGATGACAAATGGAAAACACCAACCCACAAGGGAGTGAAAGCCTAGATGTAAACCAAGCCGCTTCAGCGTTTGAAAGTCTGATGGGTGATTCTGAGGAAGCCGAACAAGGCCAAGCCGAGGAGCAAACAGAAGAAGTTGAAACGAGTGATGAAGTTGAATACTCAGAGGAATCTGAAGAACCCAAGCCTAGATATAAAGTCAAGGCAAGTGGTGAGGAAGTTGAGGTAGAACTTGACGAACTTATCAAGGGTTATCAACAAGGTGCAGATTACACTAAAAAGTCTCAGGCTCTAGCTGAACAACGTAAGGCTCTCGAAGCTGAGCGTCAACATTTAGAGTATGTGAAACAAGAGCGACAAGCATATGCCCAGAAGTTGCAAGCGTTGGATAGCTTCCTTTCGCAGCAAAATCAGGGTGTTAACTTAGATGTTCTAAAGGAAACAGACCCCATTGGTTATGCCGTGGCGGTTGCTGAACAGAGTCAGCGAGAGAAGCAATTAGCAGTAGTTAGGAATGAACAGCAAAGACTTGCCCAACAGCAACAATCTGAGCAACAGGCCTCTCTGCAAAACCATCTCCGTCAAGAGTCTGAGAAGCTAACCAGTTTGATTCCTGAGTTAGCCACTCCACAGGGTGATGCGGTTCGGAAACAAATCCGTGACTATGCGAAGTCTATTGGGTGGTCAGACCAAGAACTCAGTCAACTATATGACAGTCGTGCTGTGGTGACTTTGTATAACGGGATGAAGTATCAGCAACTTCAAAAGAGCAAGCCAGAGGTAAACAAGAAACTTCAAGCTGCTCCTAAGATGATGCGATCAGGAACTTCTGCCCCTCCTACTAAGTCGTCAAGTGACAAACAGGCAATGCAAAGGTTGCGTGAGACAGGAAAAGTCTCAGACGCTGCCAAAGCATTTGAACGATTCTTTTAATTTTGGAGTTTTAAAATGGCTACATATCAAACATATACCGCAATCGGTATGCGTGAAGACCTCTCGGATGTTATCTACTCGATTTCACCAACAGACACCCCGTTCATGTCTTCCATTGGCAAGACAAAAGCTACTGCTGTTTTGCACGAGTGGCAAACGGATAGTCTTGCAGCGGCAACCCTGTCTAACTTTGCTGTTGAAGGCGACACCGCTTCTGACGCTACTATGTCTCCAACCACTCGTGTTGGTAATCGTTGCCAAATCGCACAGAAGACTGTGAAGATTTCTGGCACTTTGCAAGCTGTTGACAAAGCTGGTCGTAAGTCTGAAAAGGCTTATCAACTTGCCAAGGCTTCTAGCGAAATCAAGCGTGACATGGAAACAACCCTGTTGAGCAACCAGATTGCTGCTAACGGCAACTCTACTACTGCTCGTAAATTGGGTGGTCTGCAAGCATGGTTGAACACCAACTACTCTGGCGGTACTGATGGTGTTGCTGGTAACTTGGGAACAACTGCTCGTGTTAATGGTACAAATCGTACCTTTGAAGAAGCCTTGTTGAAGACTGTCATTCGTAGCGTTTACGCTTCTGGTGGCAATCCTAAAGTGTTGATGGTCAACCCTGCACACAAGCAAGTTGTTTCTGCTTTTGCTGGTATCGCTGCTCAACGCTTCATGGCCCCAAGCAATGCTCCTACCACTATCGTGGCGGCTGCGGATGTTTATTTGAGCGACTTCGGAACAGTTTCTGTTGTTCCCAACCGCTTTATGACTTCTACCAATAACTGTGACGAGACAGCATTTGTGCTTGACCCTGACATGGCTGCTGTTGCTTTCTTGCGCCCATTCCAGACCAACGAGTTGGCTGTTACTGGTGACAACGAGTCTACACAATTGCTGTGCGAGTACACCTTGGAAGTTCGTAACCAAGCTGCTCACGGCATCATAGCCGACCTCACGCCATAATACTCACATAGATGTGATACAATGCCCTCATGTTAATTCATGGGGGCATTTTTATGTGTAGTGTTGAAAATTGTGATAGAGAAGCAACAAAATCTGGAATGTGCAATATGCACTATCTCAGAGTTAGGAGACATGGTAATCCTCACGATGGAATTAAAAATCATGCGCCAATTGAAGAACGATTCTGGAGATTTATTGTAAAAAATGAATCGTGTTGGAGTTGGACTGGAAATAAGGCTTTGGGATATGGTCGAATATCAACTGGAAAAAAACCATATGTTTTAATTTTGGCTCATAGGCTTTCTTGGGAAATACATAACAAGCAAAAGATTCCAGAAGGTATGTTTGTTATGCACAAGTGTGACAATCCTGAGTGCTGTAACCCAGATCACTTAATGATTGGAACACCAAAAGAAAACACGCAAGATATGATTGCAAAAGGAAGAAAGCGTGTTGTTGCTCCACTAGGTACTGAGAATGGAAAATCAGTCTTAGATGAAGAAAAAGTAAGGTTTATAAGATCAAGCGATCTTCCTCATGCAAAACTAGCAAAACTACTAGAAGTTTCTCCTAGTTGCGTAAGAGGTGTAAGGATTGGAAGAACTTGGGGACACATAAAATAAATGTGTTTTTTCTACACAAACTGATAGAATTAAGGTATGGAAAACATTAGACAAACTGCTGTTCATGCCGATGGCGAAGGTGGCATCATTATTCAAACTCGCCAAGATGTTACTGACATTGTTGAGCAGAACAAAAAGGAATATAACTCCTTTGATGAGCGAGCAAGATGGTCTGACCATATGTTTGGCAATAAGGTTGCGTCTATCCCTTTAACAGTTATTGATGATCTAAACAAACAAGGCATCATGCGTGGTTATGCTGTTCTTGATGACAAGCGTTTTGCTGCTTGGTTAAATGACCCAATGAATCGTGCATGGCGCACAAGGACAGGAGTAGTATGAGTTTCGCAACTTACTCTGATTTAAAGACCTCGATTGCAGGTTATCTGGCTAGGTCTGATCTGACTAACCAGATTCCAGACTTCATTACATTTGCTGAGAATCGTCTGCGTAGAGAACTGCG